TTTGATATTCTGCTTCTTGTAAATTATATCTATGTTCAGAATAATCTCCATTAAATAAATTTTTAACCTTTACATCTGTTACTGATTGCACTCCTAATACATTAGCTAAACATAAATATATGTCAGTTAAATAAAGAGCACTTGCAAAACTTAATTTATCAATATTATATTTATCACTTAATGATTTTATGCATTTTAATAATACCTCGTTCGAATTATGTCCCGGTAATACGGTAATTTCAAAGTCAATACCTATATTAACTATAAAACCATCTTTTATGTTGATAGCATCGGTTAACATTCTATATTGAGATAAATATGTTCTTAAATTATCTTTAGCAGCTCTTGGAACAGTTGTTAGCTGTTTATCTTTATTATAAGTTAGTACATATAAATTTACCGCTAATGGATTATTAGCACTAACTTCATTTGGCAACATTTGTTCATCTGATGCTACAAATGCTTTAGCAACTGAGCCAAATTTAGATGGCATACTTAAAGCACGAACTACATAATCTTCTCTTGTTACCATTCTATTTTGAGTAGCAAAATAACCTAGAGCATTCTGTCTAACAGTTTCTGTATTTTCAGAGGCTGCACCACCAGATGCAGGCTCTTCATTATTAATAGTTATAGAATCAACAACAGCAGTTCTTGTACCGCTTATTAAAGTTTTAGCAGGATCAAATGTTACCGTTTTACTATCAATATTAGTAATTGTTCCACTTGGTACATTTGCACCTAGTCCATACCCTTTTGTGTATCTTACTGTTAAAGTAGTATTGCCTGGAGCTTGACCATAAACATCTGTATAAAGAAAGTTAGAAGGATCAAAAGATTTATCTAAATTATTAACACCTGATGGTAAGTTTGAACCAATATTTTCAGGATTAGGTATAATAGTTTCATCTTGATCACCGGTAATACCTGCACCAAATCTTAACTCTATTTTTTCACCTTCGGTTATTCTAGTTGTAAACCTTCTCTTAACTGTCTTTAATCTTAATACATAAGGCGTGTTAGTAGAACCTTCAGATAAGTAAGGATCATTTGCTATATCATTTACTGATTCATCAAATACAGTAGATTGAGCTAAAAATGGAACTTGTGTCCAACTATTACCATCTGAATCTACAACCGAATCAATACTCTGTACTTGTGTATCATTAACTGTAAAAGAAGGGTACTCTCTAACTGGTCCGGTTTGTATCTGCTTTACCAATTTTTGGCCACTCATAGCATTTACTGTTTTTGAAAATATATAAAACTCTGGTCTACCAGTAGATGCATCTGTTGAATATACTTGTATATCAGTTTGATCAACAGAACTAGAAACAGCAAAATCAACTACATCATTTGTATGAAATTTAGTCCCGCCTGCATCTGATATAGTCATACCTGATGCAATACGTGGTGCATAATCATAATTAGGTTTTATGTTATTACCTGTACCTGCAGAAGGTATCAAGCACATTACTTTTATATTTACAGTTGCAGGTGCTGTTAGTTTAGGCTTATACCCGAAAGCTTGAGCAATAGCATAAATATTTTTCTTTTCTGTTGCTCTATGAAGCATCGTTTCTTTCATTGCATAATCAGTATAGAAAGAAAGAACATCACCTACATATGCTGCCATTTCAATAAACATAGTTGAAGGTGAAGCTTCTGAAAAGTCAGTTACTGAACTTGGAAAATAAGTTTTAGCAAATTCAATAAGTTTATTTTTTAACCCACCGAAGTCTCTATGTGTATATTTTACATCTTTTATTTGATTTGATCCATTATAAGCCATTATACTTTCACCGCTAAATTAAGTGTATTGTCAGGCGTCCATCCTTGAACACTATATGATACTCTTACAAATATTAAATTCTTATCTCTTTGTTCTTGTACATCAACATCTTCTATAGTAACAAACGGCATCCACTGCGCTACAGCAGATTTAATTGCGTCAGAACAAGCTAATGTTAATGTGTCTTCATAAAGAGGTTCGAAAAGTAAATTGTAAAGATCACTACCAAATGTAGGTTGCATAGGTCTTTCACCTTTCATAGTTAATATTAAATTTCTTAAATTATCATGAATCTGTTTAGTGGTAGTAAAATTTTGATTAGGAGTACCAACGTTCAAAGGAAATCCAATACCTACAGCTATATCACCTGAAAGTACAATTTGCTCGCTTGATAATGATGGTACTAATTTTGCCATTATTTCTTAAACCTCTTTACTAATTCTGAATAATCTCTTGTCATAGCTTTTGTAACAGAAGGATCTACTTGATCAGTTGAAACTACTCTACCATTATGTCCCTGTAATGCATTTGGTGGTTGGTCGTACCCATTTTGTAAAGCAGCGAATCCTGCTCTTGCATCCTTAGAGGTAAATTGTTTCATAGTTGGAAAATCTTCTTCTGTTTGAGATAACGCTTCGTTTAACGTTAAGCTACCAACATCGGATTTTTGTTTTTGCTCGTTTAATACATTTCGTACTTCTTTTTGTACTTCTTCACGTACTATTTTTCTTATAACTTGAGCTAATTTATTTATCTTTGCCATTTATTTTCTCCACAATTATGGTATATATAATAAATATAAACCACTTCTATTTTTGCTTTAATGCTTCTAAATTACTTTTTAATGAATTTACTGTTGTACTTATATTTATAGTATTTTGTAATGAAGTACTAAACGTAGGGGACTGTACACTTAATAAAGTTGATCCAACTATAGGTACTGGAAATGTTTGTGTTGCACTTGCTCTAGCTTGATTTTGTACTTCAGTTGATAATTTAGATACTTGATCAATTAAATCTGTTAAAATATCTAATACAGTATCAACATCATGTTGCCAGTTTTGAGTGCATAAAGCAATAGTATTAGCAGTAGATAATAATATAGAATCTGTTTTAGTACCAATAACTATTCTGTCACTATACATTACAACTTGACCTGAACCAAAATTATTTAGATTATTCTGAAAGTCAACTGGTAACTCAGCTTGAAGTGGTATATTTACCTCTTGATCTGAAATTAACCATATACCAGCACTATCGGTTTCAAAATCTTCTACAGGAAGATATCCGTTTCTTATAATAGTTATAGGCGATGCACTATTAGTAGTACTTTTCCATGGTAAGTCTAATGTTGGATTAGACCCAGCTAGTCTTATGCTTTGACCAAACCTGCCTTGCATTAATACATCACCTTCATAAACATCTAACGTTCTAACTAATTTAGGCATCGAAACAAAATACTGTCCTGAATAAGGCGCATCTGTTCCAGGTTTAACAGCTATATTGTCAGCGTTTAATAAGTGATTAAGAACACCACGTTCACCTGCTATACCAGTATAATACCACTCACCTGTTACACCATCTTTTATGCAGTGAACTTTTTCATTTGGAAGCGGTATTGTAAAACAGTGTGGACTCATTGGTGAAGCAGTTTCTGTTAACAACCTACTTTGCTGTGTCTTTATTCTTACAATAATATCACCAATACTTTTATAAGATGAATCTTCACTATTTAGAACATCTACAACACTACCCATAGCACTTTCTTGAGCAACAGAACCTTTACGTCCTGTTTTATTACCAAAGCTAATATCAGTTAACATATTGTTATCACTAAACTTGCTCATTTTGCTACTCCTACTCTGCCAACTTCAGCTATTAATTGTTCTTTTTCAGCATCTGTAAGATACATTCCATCACCATCGTTATTACTTCTGTTTTGAGCTTTTTGTACAATAGCAGCCATTTTAATTAATGCTTCATCATTTTTTACTGCTATTTCCATATAATCTTTTATTAGAGGTACAATTATAACAGCATCACCTATATTTTTAATCATAGGTTTTAATTCTGTTATTAAAATTTGTATTTGAGTTTCTTTACGTTTCGAGTTATTATAAATATCCTCTAGTAAACTATCAAATGTCTTGCCCTTAAATATTTCTTCGTTATTATCCATATATTACTCCGTATATATAAATATAAAAAAAAGCAAAAAGCGCCTATATTTCTACAGACGCTTTTCTATACTAGTATTTCATAAGTAACTATCTTACATTACTTCTTCGTGAAAAAAGATGCAACGATGACTAATACAACTAGTCCAACGAATCCCGCTTCTCCTAACTGATTAATTAAACCAGTCAAATTAGCAATTACATCCATTCCGAAAACTTTCGTTCCTGTAAGAACTTGCCATAGGATTGTTACTGGCAAAACTGCCATCATGATAGTCATAAGACCACCGAAAAATCCTGTTACATATTTCATTACTGAATCCATAGTATTCTCCTTATTTTATTTGATTGTGTGGCATTATTGCCTCGCGCGTTATAACCTTTACCTTGATTATTTTTATAACCTTTTATATACATATCACCTTATTTTACTATCCTTATAAATTTCAAATAATCTTCTGTACTCTGTCTTTAGTATATTTACGACACGTGTAATATATTGTGTTTTTACATTCACCATTTCACGTACCATAATATACAAAGCTTTTTTATTATAAGTTTCTATGTTATCACAGTTCTTAAATATTTCGAGTACAGCATAAGCGATGGGTATATCTCGTTTATATTTTATAATCGTATCGATATTTTTCTCACAGTGTTCTATAAATAAATGATAAAAGTCTTGTACTTCAGATCTGTATTCGTTAAGTACTAATTCATTTACTATATTACGCGTTCTATCGATTTCAAGTACAGGCGCTTTACCTTTCTTTCTATTATAGTGTTTATAATTATTTTGAATTAAATAATTTTTAGCAACAATAGAAAAATACGAAAATGCTTTACCTTTATCTTGTGTATACTTAGGTAATTTTTCTAAAAGAAAAGCTATCACTTCATGCTCAACATCTTTTGATGCTGCATCAAAGTGATAAAATTTATATCTATGAATTAAATTTTCAGCCATCTTTTTTAATGGCTTATAAATAAAATCATTAAATACTTTATTTCTTAATTCATGACTTTGCTCTGTATTATATGCTATAATAGCATCTTCTGTATCTTGTGTAAAATACAGTTTATTTTTTCTTGGTCGCCCTCTTCTAGGCTTACTAGCAGCTTCAACTACCGCTCTTTGCTGCTTTAACATTACATTTTCATAGAATAACTCTACTGGACTATTTTTCATTTTTGGTCTCTTCAATATCATATTTTAAGTTTATATTAGTAATAACATCTTTGATACCTGTAAATACAGTCCCTACTTCATCATCCTTTTCAAATATACGCTTGCTATCTATTTCATAAATTTTATTTTGAGCAGATTTTACTTGTACAATAAACTCTTCCATGTTCATTGATACATCACTTAACTCATCATCTACCCTTTCTATCTTACGTAATAAATTTATTATTACAAAGATGCAGACTATTAATAAAATTGATAAAATAACTATTGCTTCCATCATTTAGCATCTCCAAATAAATCCTTAAATAAATCTTTTGCAGAATCAGTTGCGCCTGATACAGTTTTAGAATTAGAAGCTTTACGAGCTACCTTTTTTGTTTCTTTAACTATAGTAGAAGAATCAGATTTCCACATTTCATATTCTATTTGACTTGCCATATGATCTGCATGATGTAAAATAATAGGTAAGTTTATTCTCATTCTTGATTCAGGTCTAAATGCTACAAAGTAAGGTTTATTAGAATCATCATAAAGTCCATCATGTAGTTTAATACCCATCATTTCATTCTGATTAAACGTTATACCAAACTCATTAAGTAGTAATAAAGATCTATCAGGTACAGACATAAAAGGTATATCAGGATTAATCTCATATATCTTACCTTGGTTCTTTCTATGCCACTCTGAAGGATTAGGTTTATACATTTCTAACTCTTGTGTACCTACTTTACCAAGATCATGATTAAGGGCTGCAAACATTAATTCTTCATAAGTATATCCTGAACAATCTGAACCCATATCTTTCCATGAATGGTAAACTTTATGAGCACAATCCATTACTCTAATAATATGATCAACATAACCTCCAGCAAAACAATTATGAAAATGCTCAAAGCTTGATGCAGGCATTAACATCATTCTATCTTGAAAAAACTCATACATCTCTATAAGTTTCTTTCTACGTGGGTCTGCAAAATTACCGTTAATCTTTTCTATTAACGTTTCCCAATTTTCTGCTATTTTATTTTCATCTAGATGCATAACTTTCCTCTAATTCTAATTCAACTTTATTCCAATAACCTAATGTATATGGATTATTTATTCCTCGTGGACCACCATTCCAACAACGTGCAATCTGCTCTCCTGTTTCAAGTCCATAATATTTACAAAATATTTCAAACATTTCAGATGACTTATTTACGCACCATCTATCATCATATGTATAAAATATATTTTTGTTTTTTCTTTTCTGTATACGGTTTATATCATCTACCATACATTGTCTAATTTGAAGAATACCTACTGCATCCTCACTCTTATTATAAGCATCAGCATTACCACTACTCTCAACTTGCATGATTGCATTCATGATATCAATAAAATCGTTTCCTGGTTCTGTATTGAATATTCTATAACGCTTTTGTAGAGAATCTAATTGATGCTCTAATTCTTCTTGATACTTATTATTAAAATCTAACATACTATTATTACATTCAATTTCTTGATTAAGAGTATCTATTATAGTTTCAAGCTTACTTATTTTATTTTCATATCTTACTACAGTAGTAATCACAAAAATAGAGCTTAAGAATAGCATAGCTATTATTAAGAAAAATTTAACACTGTTCATATTTAATCGTTTAAGAGTTTTTTATTACCGATATCGCCTTCCATGTATGTATTTAATACATCCACCTTATCTCTTGCTTCAGTTAATTTATCTAAAGCTTTGCTAGCTTCTTTTACAAAGTGCTCAGATGTATGTTCACCTATAGCTGTTTGGTTCTTAAAACACATATCTAAAGTTAATAAAGCTTCATTTATTTTCGCTTCTTGTTCACTTTTAAGAGCATTGTATAATCTTTCTTTATGAGTCATTTGTTTTCTCCTTTTGTATTATTATTTATAATATAAGAAAAAATAACTATATATCCAACTACTTTATTAACTTTTGTAGTTTTTTAATCTCAGAACTAATTTTTCTAACGTCTTTTTTATATTTAGCTTTACTTAAATCTTTTTTTAGTTTATGTATTTTAGCTAATGCATCTGCTCTAAGGCGATGCTTTTGACTTTTTGTTAACCGCTTTTTAGGAGTCTTTGGTTTTATAACTGTAGGTTCTAGAGTACCTTTTAATTTAGGTTGTTCTTTTCCTCTATGATAAACATTACCATCTTTATCTACATACTCTTTCATAAATGCCCAACCTCTTGGCCTTCCAGTTGATACATAACCTGTTTTTGGAGTAAATGGAAAATCTTTTTCAAAATTTTCACGAACACAAATATCACAAGTTACAGCTGTTGTATCTGGACTTACAGCGGTCATTTGACCACAACATTTACATTCCATATATCTTATTCCATTTCTATTTTCTGTTCTATATTCTATTTTGTTTTTTGCTTTCATATATTAATATATATAGTTAAAGTAAAAATACAGGCAGGCTTTTTTAATTTATTTTATTGTAACCTTTTTGGGTAAAGACTCTTTAGCTATCGGAATAGCTATAGTCAGTAAACCATTTTTCATAGATGCATTGATAACACTAACGTCATATCTAGCACTTATCTTCCATCCTAAATCGAAACTCTTTCTAGTTATACCCTTATGGATATAATCAGGAGCTTCTTCATCAGAAGGATTAGACTCTACATTTGGCTTCTTATATGAAACCTTTAATGTATTGCCCTCTGTCTGTATATTGATATCTTTTTTATCTAATCCGACACAAGCGATATCAAAACAGAGTTCATTACCTAATGTATAAATATCAACCGGGTAATTTGGTTTCTGTTCAACATAAGATTGGAACCCTGTGTTCGTGTCGAAAAAATTTCTGAATAATAAGTCCGTTGGAAAGAACGAACGCTCTTGTAAATCTATTCTTGTCATAATTAATCTCCTAAGATAATTTATTAATTAAAGTAACTAACCTGCCTGTATTAACTACTTTAGTCCATTTTGAAAATATAACTATGCATAGTAATATTTCCATGTTTTTTAATTCTATGTTCAAAGGTTACTTCGTTACTTCGAAGTACACGTTCTTTGAATCTATCTAGAGCATCTAAATTGGAAGAAGTAATAGCGATATATCCGTCTAAAATTTCTACCTTAGGTGTTCTATGTATTCTATTATAAATATCATCGTGATGTATTTTTTTACCATCAGCGACTCTAAAAATTGTTTGATCTAGTTTTTTATCTGATAGTGTTGATAGCCACGAATAAAACTTATCTGGTTCAACATAATATTCTTTATCAGCTTTATTAAGCATATTCCATAACATATTAGGATTGCTCTCTGTAAACTCATAAATTAATTTATCGAGTTTATTTAGATCTGATGTTGTAAGCTGTTTTAGAATCTGAATAATATTATCAATCTTGCCCGAATTACTTTTAATACTTTGAGATTGATTAATAGCACTAGATACACTTATATGCATATCTTTTATATATGATGGATCAAATCCTTGAGCGAAGTCATCCGCTTCTTCTTGAGTATACTGGAATAATTGTAAAGCGTCGTTACCACTTAACAAATCTTCAGTCGTAAAAAAATTAGTTACATCACTCATGTTAATCCTCATTTTATTTTTACCATCTTACCTCCGAGGTTTTTACGACATGACCTCCGTTTGCCGTTTGGTATGAATGCCTATCTAGGCAGCCATCGCCATTTCAACTTGTTCGCCAGTTAATTGCGGTTGACCTTCCTTATACCCTTACTACCTGTCAATACCATTCACCCCCATATCGTGAATATTATTTAGTGGAGGTGCCGGGAATCGAACCCGGGTCCAGATTAGCAGCTAATACAAGTACTAGCGGTCATATATAAATATCTATTTAGAGTTCAAAATCTTTTGAATACCTAAATGTTTCTTATAAATTTTATTAACTATATTCATACTGGATTTAGATAATGTATTCGTAGAAACTAATTTAGATTTTATATTAAAGATCTTATTTTTATCTTCCTGATATTCTGCTTCAGAAAAATTATTATAACCTTTACTCTTTAAGATATTATCTTTTATTAAGGATACTACAGACATTAATTTATCTATCTCTTTAGCTTTATCTAAATTTTCGAACGCAGCAAAAATATTCTCTATCGCACTAGCTTGTTCAGGATTTCTTCTACCTAAATCTCTTAATGCTTCTTCATGATCTTTCATACGTAAAAGCTCATCAGCTAAATATTTTAGTTTCTTTTTAACGTCCATAGTATCCCTTAATAATCTATTATATTATATTATAAATAATCATTAATATTTTTATTATATTACTTATTAACATTATTACTAATATTACATAATATATTTAATATAATAAATTTTTTGCAGAAAGGCAACTTATTCATTAATAAATTCCGTTTTTAATTCCTGCATGAGAGTTAGTCCTCCCTAATCGCACTCCTACATTGTGCGCATGCTGAGCATCTCTCAGAGTTTCTATAATGCGATTAGTTTCTGAGAAAGTTAACTCATGCGACTTATCACCGATAAATAATTTACCAATTACAGGTCCTTGTGCATCACCTTGAGGTACTCTATCCCAATCTTGCTCGAACCTAATTGAGCCCCATACCTGTCCATAACGACCCGGGTTAAATTTTTTACCTTGATTATGTCTTGTTTTAGGAGCTTGTTTTTGCCAAGCGTACTTTTGCTTTCTTTTGTAAGCCATTTTGTTTTAGCAGTTGGGCTGCCAGCCGGTCTTAATTTTGAAGTGCATTTGTAATATTAATTAGATCTCTGATAACAGCGCACTTCTCATACTGCTCTCTAGAGATATAGTATTTCATCATTTTATTTAATATAGATAACTGATTATCTATATCACCAGGAATAGCTTCTGCTAAACCTTTCTCGTCAATAGAAGTATATATATCATCTATTAATGAACCTATTAACTTATCAGTTAACTCTTGTAATTCATCTAATGTTATTTTTCTTCCGTTGATATACATTTTTCTATTTCTTTAATTAATTTTTTATCTGAACCTTTCTGATAAATATCTAAGATAATATCTGACTCATCATCAGTTACAATATAAGCATCAGGTGTATGTAAATAACTCTTTACAGCTTCTAATCCTTCTCTTTTATAGATTGATATTATATTTTCGATATTTATCCAACGTTTATGAAATCCCATAGCATCACTCATTACATTTTCCAATTTCTGAACGCGTATAGAATATC